TATTAGAGAAGCAAAGTGCGCAAAAAGAAAATCTGTTTATTTTCACAACGCTATAAATAAATATGGAGAAAATAACTTTACTTTTGAAGAAATAGATTCCGCAGATAATATTGAAAAATTGAATGAAAAAGAAAGACACTGGATTAAATATTATAACTCCAATGACAAAGAATTTGGATACAATCTTGATTCTGGAGGATGTAATGGCGGTAAAAAATCTGAAGAGACAAAAAGAAAAATAGGTGAAACTACTAAGATAAAATGGTTAAATCCTGAAACATCAAAGAAAATGTTGGATGGACTACGAAAAGGAAATGAAACACAAAAAAATAAACCTAAGAAAACAAAAGTACTTACTTGCGCATATTGTGGAAAAGAAATTGTTTTAAGCACATGGGAAACTAACAGAAGAATTTATTGTAGTGATCAATGTGCTACAAATGCTAAAACTTGGCAAAAAGGTGTAGATATTGCAGCGAAGAAAAATCATGAAAATAATATTATTCATAAAAAAGAAATAAAAAAAGATATAGAAAAATGGGTATTAAAAAATAAAAATTTAGTATTAAATTGTCCAAAAAATAAAATAAGAACAACATTATCAAGTTTAATCAATATAATTAACAAAAAATATAAAATAAAGGATTTTAGAAGCTTATTTACTTGTTTTGACAACGTACATAATATGAAATCATTTTTAATAGAATTACAAAATATTATCCCCGAAGAAAATGTATGCTAGGCTGGTCTGAATTGACAGACGTATTCCGTAATGTTTTACTTGCGCTTTATGGATATGGGAGAAATCCCCAGAACTATAGGATAAAAAGCCTATAGGATAATAAGATAGGAAGAACCACTTCCAGCAGGTGGGAGCTGCCTTCTCGGAAGTATTAATTTATCTGAGTTTGCAACTCCACATGGATTTAATTTTGATGATTTTAGAAAAACAGTACATATTGCAACAATCGGATTAAACGAAGTCCTTGATGAAGGATTACCATTACATCCATTACAGGAACAGAGAGATTCTGTAAGAGATTGGAGACAGATTGGACTTGGAATCTTTGGTCTTGCAGATTTACTTATTAAAATGGGTATTAAATATGGAAGTCCTGAAGCTATTGATTTATCTGATATGATCGGTCATGTAATGGCAGATGAAGCACTTAAAACATCTGCTTTATTAGCCAAAGAATACGGTCCATATCCAAAATATAATCCGGAAGCAGTTGAGCAATCTGCTTATTATTCAATAAATGCTCTTGGTGAAACAAAGCAACTTGTAAAAGAGTATGGTCTTAGAAATTCTCAGCTTCTTACAATTGCTCCAACAGGAACACTTTCTACAATGCTTGGAGTATCTGGTGGAATCGAACCAATTTTCGCAAACTATTATACAAGGAAAACAGAATCTCTTAAAGGACATGATGAGTATTACAAAGTGTATACACCAATCGTAAAAGATTATATGGAAAAGAATAATCTAAAAGACGACTCTGAGTTGCCAGATTATTTTGTGACTGCACAGACACTTGATTATAAGAACCGTATCTATATGCAGAGTATTTGGCAGACACATATTGACGCATCAATTAGTTCTACGGTAAATGTACCAAATGATTTTACAGTAGAGCAGGTTGAAGGATTATATATGACAGCATGGGAAGCAGGTCTTAAAGGTGTCACAATTTTCCGTGATGGATGTAAACGTGCAGGAATTCTTACAACGTCAGATAGTAAAAAAGATGATGAAACATCTGAAAAGCCTAAAACAACTCTTGGCAGAGGAATGATCATTAAAGCTGATGATAACTGTGTTGGTAAAAAACGTACATTACAAACTGGATGCGGAACATTACACTGTGAAGCATTTTTTGATCCAGATACAGGGGACCTCCTTGAAACATATTTAAGCAAAGGAAGTTCGGGCGGCTGTAATCAGTTCATGATTGGACTTTCCAGAATGATTTCACTCGCTGCAAGAGGTGGAATTGATGTTTACTCAATCATTGATCAACTTAAATCAAGTGGCACATGCCCATCATATGCAGTAAGAACTGCAACAAAACACGACACATCAAAAGGATCTTGTTGTCC